AAACGGTCGATGTCCTCGAATCTGACCGCGTTCGGACTGAAATGCCAATGCGGCAGAACAACATCCGCCATCGAAAACCTCCTTCGAAAAACAGTTGGTTGGAACGCCGGGCCGCTGGACGCCATGACAGAAGAAACGCGTCCATCGTTCCCGAAAAGCCGGAAAGCTGAAAGTGGCCTTCGGGTGGCGTTGACGGCCCGGCAGTGCGCCGGCGGGAGGATTCGAACCCCCAGCGGATCCGGAACGACGGAAAGGCATGCGAGTGTATGTGTGAGTGGACAGAAAAAGAGACACGCGCCATCCATCCCCGGGATTCCGCGTCCTTGTACGCCGGCAGACGGTCACAGGCCGAGGGCCTCGGCCGCACGCTCCCACATCTCGGGATGCAGGTGGTCGAGCCACGCGACCGCGATCGACGGGACGCACGCGCACAGCCAGAAGCCGGCCGCCACATGCTCCAGCGGATGCCGGCACGCGACCGTGCCGAACAGCACCCACAGGCAGAACACGGCGCTCGACACCAGCAGGCCCATCACGATCCTGCGGAGCGTGTAGTTCGGTTTCGGGGCGTCCATCTCGTCCTCCATCTCGTCCTCCATTCGGAAATCACTGTCGGTCATCGTCGCCTCCGTCCAGCCGGCACAGTGCGTCGGCCAGGTTTTGGATCTCGTTCTTGACGCGGTTTCGCGCGGCCGGCGTGGTGGCTGCGTCGAGTCGTTTGAATCCGGCCGAGAGCCGTTCGAGCAGATGGTCGCGTTTGTCCATCCAGCTCGCATCCTTGTCTTTTGGTTTGCCGTTCATGCTTATTCCTCCATTGATCTGATCCAGCGTTCCATCGCTGTCCTGCTGACTTTTCTTCGTCCGGGTTTGCCTTCCCTGGTGGGCGCGCGGAAGCTGTCGAGGTCTCCGATGTCGATCGCGTGGCGCAGTCCGCGCACGTCGAGGCTGTACACTTGCGCGGCTTGTTCGGGACTCCATGCGAGTCTTTCCCCGAGTGGGACGCGGCTCGGATCCTTTGGCGCGTCCATCACGCGCCTGCTTCCAACGTGGGCTGGTGCGCCCAGTACTTGTCGATGAAGTAGCGTTGCCCCTTGCCGGTGACCTTTGGTGTGCGGCTGATCGTGGTGTGGCCGTCCGCGTGGGTGATGGTGGTCTCCTTGATGCGGAACAGGCCGAGGTCCATCGCTTTTTGTGTGGGCACGTTGCGGTTCGAGCCGGATTTGCCGAGGTATCCGTCGGCCTGCAGGAGGCGGAACAGCCGGTTTTGGCCGATGTCTATGCCGTTCTGGCGGAGCATCTTCGCCAATTCCCCGACCAGGCATGTGCCGTCGGATGCGGCGACCGCGTCCGCGAACCGGGCCTTCGGTTCCAATGTCCTGATGTGTTCGGCTTGTTCGGCGATCTTCCGCTTCTGCGCTTCCATGGTGCGTTGGCCGATCATCACGGCCTTCGCGAGGATGGTCATGTCGTCGTCCGCGTCGGACACCGGCACATAGCCGCCGGTTCTGCGGATTTGGGGAAGCACCTCATGCGTCACCCAACGCTGGAACTCCTTGGCCTCCGGTTTCCGCGAGCGCATGATGAGCTTGTACAGGCCAGGCTCACTGATGACGAGAGGAGTGCGACCGCCATTGGAGCCAACCTGCCAATTTGGCAGGTTCGTCGCTTCGGTCACTTCATCCTCGTCAAGGTCTCTGCGCAGGTGTTCCGTGCCAAGGCCGAGGATGTCGCATACATCCTTGGCGACGAACCAAGGCTCCCCCGCCTCGTCGGTCAGGGTGCGCAGCGCGGCGCCCTTGAAATCAAACGTCTGCATTTCGTTGTTCATTAGATTCTCCTTAGAATCGTGTTCATGGTTGATTGGCTTTCACAGCACGGCGTCGAGCTCGCTGGTTTTGTTCTCACGCTCGTCGTGACGATCGTTGGCTGGGTCATCGAGCACAGAAGCTCGAAAGAGCAGAACAAGGACCGCGAGGATGACATCAGGTTCCTGCGCGAGCAGCTGGACAGCCTGCAAAGACAGGCGGCCGCTATGGAGGAGCAGACCGCCATGCAGCGTGCCGATTACGACAGGCCGCCGTTCTCCGACGCGGAGTGGGTTCGCGGGTCGATTCGGCGCGTACGCATCGAAGGATCGCGTGACGTGCATGTGGAGTCGGCCGCACCAGCGGCGGGCATGGCGGCGGCGTTCCGGCTGAAGACGCAGCTGCCCGACGACTTCGTGCCATCCGAGACCATCGAATACGTCGTCAACGGCCCCGGCCCGGTCGAGTTCCTGTGGAGATGGGCCGACGAACCGAATATGCCGTTGCGCAAGGTGCGCAAGGTCGCATACAAGCCGGAGTGACGCGACCGGCTGGCGAGATGCCATCCATCATTGACGCCAGCAAGATAAACCCACGCATCACTGAATCTGCAGGGTCCGTAGCTTGATTCGTCAGTGATCACATCGAAATAGCCGGCCTGCTTCACGTCGTCGACCCAGTATTCGGATGGGAGCACATCGAGGCATGGGCCTCCGTCCGCTTCGATGGCGCGGCATTTCCAGAGGAGACGCTTGAAATCGCCCGCCTGACCGGGGTCTCTGGGAATGCTCTTATCCATTCCGGTGCAGCCGTTGCCGAAGTCGACCCGTTCGAGCTGTTCGCCTGGCGTCCACTCGCGGACGTCGGATCTCTTCATCTTCCTCATTTCGGATTCTCCTTTCGATTCATGCGTCGGCGAGCGCCGGCGCTTTTCGAGGTTTCTTATTTGTGGCCCTTGCCGACGAGTGGGAGAATGAGCAGACCTACGCAAAGAAGGGAGGTGAGAATATGAGCAATGGATCCGATTTCGCGAAGGCGAGCGCCGTGTTCGGGAAGGCTGCCGAAACGTCCGATCCCGACGAGAGGATGAGAGCCCTGTGCCAAGGGCTTTCCCTCCTCGCCAAGGGATTCGATTCGATGGATGCCTCCATGGCATCCGCCGCCTACCGTCTTGACGTGCTCTCGGATAAGTTCTGAGCGGAGTTCCTGTATTTCCGCGCTCAGTCGGTCCGCGGCCTGATTGATGCGCTCGAGAATCGAGCCCATGACTTCGGTCGTCGTGTCGCGGGCCGCCAACTGTCGTCCGACCTCGATGCCGATGCCTCGCAGGTCAAGACTGGACAGGTGGCTTTTCCCGCCGTCGCCCACTGCTCCGACAATCGTCCGATCTGGTTCATCGCGGACGGCTTTCCTGATCGCGCCCAGCATCGCCGGGTGCAGGCGTTCGAACTCCTCGACGGAAATCGGGTGCGTGGATTCGTCCGGCGTCTCGGCCGGGATATTGATGCTCATTTCGAATTCTCCTTTTTGATTCATGCGTCGGCGAGCGCTATGGCCTGACTTGGCTGATGCCGTCGATTGGTTGGAGGAGTTTGAGCATGAGCTGATAGAGACTCATCCCGAGCATTGCTGCAGTTTTTTCGAGCTGTTCGGTGTCGAACGCCCCCTTGCCTCGCAGTCGTTCGCTGACGGTCTTCTCGCTCATGCCGAGTTCCTTGGCGAGCGCGGCCTGCGTCTTGCGATGCCGTGCGAGCTCGCCGCTGAGGTTCCTTGCGATGGTTTCCGTTTCGCTCATGTGGTTGCCGCTCCTTTCTCGGTCTGTTTCCTTGCGACAACCATTAATCTACCTATTTAGGTGATTTAATAGTTCTACCTATATAGGTTCTTTACAAAATCTACTTATTTAGATAAAATTCGGGCATGGCTAGAGGATCTAAAAACGAAGTCACCGAAGACAGCAGGAGAATCATCGATATATGTCGGAAACTGTTGAAAAACAGCGGTATCACAATCGACGAGTTCTTCGAATCCAGTGGATTGAGCAACAATTACTGGTACAAACGCATGCGGTATGAAGCCCCACTGAACACATCAGATGTGGAGCACATCGCTTCCACATTCGGCCTGACCAGCCTCGACATCTACACGCGCGCCTTGGGCAGTGAGGCCGCCCGCGCCTACAATCTCGGGCACCAAAAACAGATTACCGATGATCTTGTCGACCGCATCGCCAACCACCCCGAGGACTACAACATAGCCGCGAACACGGATCCGAACAAGGAAGCCGAGATGAACGGCGGTGAGGGCCGATAGGCGGATATGACGACCTGCTGTCGGAGGCTGAATCAATGGATGTGCGCGTGGAGGAGCGGAAGTTGGAACGAGGACTGTGCGGACTGTACTGCGATGCACTGCGACTCATCATCGTCGACAATCGCCTGCTCGACCATCAAAAGCTCTGCACGCTCTGCCACGAGCTTGTGCATGCAAGACACCGCGATCCGGGATGTGGAATCATCGGAGCGAAGGCGGAACGGCGCACGCGCAAGGAGACCGCGCTGTGGCTCGTGGACCCCATCGAATACGCGACCGCAGAGCGCCTGTATGACGGCGACTCGTATCTCATCGCGTGCGAGCTCGGCGTGACGGTACAGGTCGTAGAGGATTACAAGTCGCTGCTGGCTTCTCGCACCACAGTGGCTTATGGGGAAAGGACAGTGGAATGACGCTGGTCATCGTCATCGTTGCCGTTGCGGTCATAGCCTACGCCATATCGAAAAAAGGCAGAAAGAATAGTGAGAATCAATCGTTCGCGCCTATGGACGGTGATCCACTCCAAGAATCGCGTACAAGCGAGGGCAGTCTGGATTCGTTCACCGATTTCAGCATGAACGCAGCCATCGCCGATGCCGTTGTCATCGATACCGAAACAATAAACTCCCCTTTCGGAATGCGCGTCATCGACATCGGCGCCATCCTAGTGAGAAATGATGTGCCGATTTGCGAATGGGAACAACTCATCTCTCCCGAATGCGAGGTTCCACTGTCGTCAACGCTTTTGACCGGAATCACCGAGGAATCTCTGGCGTCGCAGCCAGGCGCGGAGAAGGTGGTGCCGGAATTCATCGCGGCCATCTCGAATCTCACCGTGATTGGACATAACGTCAGCTATGACATCTCCGCATTGAACAATGAGGCGTCACGGCTCGGCATTGCCGGTCTTGACGTACCCTGCATCGATACGATGTCGCTGGCGAGGGAGAAGTTCCCGGACGCCCCGTCAGTGAGCCTGCAAGAGACCATGCGACTGCTTGGCTTACAGGCCACTGAGGAGCATCGCGCCTTGTCCGACGCTCGATGGACTCTCGAATGCTGGCGCCGACTGGAATCCATATACAGTCCGAGGACGCTTACGCAGGTCGAAAGAGACGAATCGAGACAGCGAGCGCGCCGCGATAGACGTCTCAAGGATTCCTTTTTTATGAAGAGCGCTTATCTTGGCGGTGAAATGCCGACTGCGGTGAACGCGCGGCCCGAAGGCGGTGTCATTGAGACCATCGAGTGCGGCGTGGAGATCTCCGGGGACGAAAATCACCAGCGGATTCTAAAAAGATACGGGTACGACGCATGGGTCTGGGTGTATGTCGTCGAAGATCTGATCCGGAAGGGCAAGTACGCCGGATATCCCACGTACTGGGTGTTCCTCGACGGTGAGGAGATCGGTCATATAACCGAATACCAGATGGAGCGCCATTGCGGTCAGGTGCCGCCTGAAGGCGCCGTGATGCTCGCCCATGTGCGCAACAGGAAAGCGGATAAGGAACGGCACGTATGGCAGCTTCGCCTGCAGATGCCCGAAGAGCACGACCCGATGAAACTCCCCCGACAGAACATACCAAAGGCTCTTCCAACGAAGAAGGCGCAAGAGCCGAAGCCCGTCAAACCGAAACCGCAGGACCGGGCAGCAGCCGCACAGGGAGTCGTATTCTCGAATACCAAGCCTCACAAGAAGGTGCTCTCCCCCATCGGCAGGACAGTGCCCATCGAACCGGTGGACGGACTCGATGCGATCCTCGCACAGTTCGAGGACCAATCACATATCTGGGTGACGGTGAAACTCTCGCCTGACGCACTGGTGGTCAGATTGAGCGGCACCGTTCTGGGCACCGTGGCGCCGCCGACGGATTCCACCCCGTTCGGTTCCGAGGCAAAGGTCTCCGCCGCGATCATCTGTAAAAGCGATGGCCGGACAACTGTTTTCGTCGATCTTCCACCGGATAATCCATGCATGCAGTAGCAGCTGCTATGTCTTATACGCTTTTATACGGGTTTATAGGGCTTTATAACCGCTTATAAGTCTTTATATCCGTTTCGGTTCCTCAGGAAAAGACCCCGGCGCCCGCATCCGCGAGCGCCGGGGTCTTGAGAGCCGAATTCTCAGAAAGTACCGATTCTTACGGGAGAGTGAGAAAATCTATATGGTCTTTGACGAGATCCAACTGCTTCGTAGTCGCGGCGTAATACAGCTTGTTCGCCGTGATGTCAGCCGCCCTGACCAATGAGTCCTGACAGGAATCTTTGAGCTGCAGTTGCACTGCTTTCATGCCTGGGAACAGTGGCGGGAAGAATTGATTCCAAGTCTGATTGTATGTTCCGTTTTTGAATTCGCTTTCAAGCGATTCCCTTAATTCGTAGCGTCCGTCGGTGGCTGTGGTGTGCTCGTCCATAAAGACGTATATGTTCTCGACGCTTTCGGCTTTGATCTCATGCCTGATGAGCATGTTTTTCAAGGCCTCTTTCAATCCTCGTTTGAAGGCGTAGTCCAGGAAGCGCTGCTTGCTCTTTTTGTTCTCGAAGATGTTCATCAGGACGTTCTGCTGATTCACGACCACACCGAACCTATGGTATGGGTTCATGGCTCGGAACATCGAGGACTTTTCCTTGTTAGTCAGGTAGACAGCCTTCATCTCCCGATGGCCACGCGCGGCTCCATTGCGTCTTTGCACTTTCTCTACTGACCTGTATCTGCGCTGTCCATCATCGCGTTCATCGTTGCCCAGGAAGATGAGGCCGCCGAACACGAACACATCGTTGTGCACCCGGTCGAACACCCCGGACTCATCGGCGTATACGAAAATGTTCATGCTTTCCTCCAAGACGCAGAAAAGGCCGCTTTCAAGCGGCCTTTTCTCCATGGGGCCGACGCCGGAACACGACGCTTAAACGTTAATTCGGTATCCCATGTATACAGCGCATAAAGCCTGCATTAATAGTATATCAGCTCGGAGCGTCAAATGTCAATATCCGCCCGGAGTGTGGCGGG